GCGCTGTCGGTCGCCGTAATTGTGATCGTGTGCTGGGCGTTCGTAAGCGCCGTGAATGTGTTTCCGGCAACGGAAAGCGTCAGCGTTGCTCCCAGCGTTACGCTGTTGATCGTTTCAATCGCCGTCCCGTCAAGCGCAACAACAACGCCCACAACGTCTTTATCCGGATCGGTTACGTTATATTCGTAAGTGAAATCGCTTCGCTTAATTCCAAGATCGGCGTTGCTTCCGGAAATCACGGGCGGCTGGTTATGCACTACTGCAATATCTCCGCCCGTTGTGTACGCGGAATAATTGCCGTAGCTGTCCTTCGCACGGACGCGGTATTTTAACGTGTTCCATGCGGTCGATACCGCTTCCGTAAATGTCAGCGCGGCGGACGCTTGAACCTCTGTCCATGCGCCGCTGTTGTATGAACGTTCAAAACAGTATGTCAGCGCGTCGCCGTCCGGATCGGACGCTTCCGCGCAAGAAACGTTGATGTTCTGCCCGCTGTACGCCGTCGCCGGAACTGTAATGCTGGGCGGCGCGGAAGGCGCGGCATTATAGATAATTTCGTAATTACCATCGCTGTTCGTGGTATCAGATACCAAGATTGAAGATGAAAGATTACAAAGCGGGCGAACGCCCCCGAAGCCGAAGTACGCGCTGCCGTAGCTCAACGTGCCGCCCGAATTGACGCGGCGGACGTAGTCGGCGTTCGACGAATAAGGCGTGCGAAGCCACCAATACCAACCCTTTGAAGTAGCGAAATTCGTATTCGTGTATTCCGAATTGCTCACGCATTCGGAAGTCGGATACGCGACGCGGGAAGCGTCGTTGCTGAACAGGGCAAGAAGCGAACCTTCGGCGATACTGTTTTCGTTTGCAAGTCCCACTTCGGTGGTGGACGCAAGGAACATTTTTGAAGTTACTGTTTCGTAACTGCCGCCGTCGGTTACGGTGTTTCTAACAACCGTCTGCGTAGTGTCCAAAAGCTCCGCAACGAACTTCGGTTCAAGCATAGCAAGGAAGCCCGCCCACGCGTCGTATTCGTTGTAATTGCTGTATACGTTCGCGTTTGTCGGTGCCGCGTCTGCGCTGTGCTGTGCGCTGTACCATGCGCCCGCCGCCGCGTTGCTGTTCAGCCATTGCAGAAGGTTTGAATATAAATATCTGTTATTGCCGTAGCTTTGGCGATCGCTGTTGCTATTCGACGCTTCTTTCGCGTCAAAGCACATAAGCTGGATAATTTTTTCGGTTATCAGTGTAACCGAATTTGAAGGGTAGCCGCTGTGGTTCTTGTCCGCGATCTTGAAAATGATCTTTGAACCGAAGCGCGATTGATACGCCGAAAGAACCGGAACTTCAATCGTCGCGCCTACTGCCAAATTGCTTATTGATTGCGACATGGTTTTTCCTCCTTTTGTTTGAATAAACTGTTGTAATAATGATCCGTGCGCCGGATCAAGTGATAGCAATTACCCTTTGAAGCGTGTCCCCTCCAGCTTTGATAAGATTGTTCGATCGTCTTGTCGTCAATCCGTCCCGCCGCTCGAAGGCTGGCGAATTTCTTTAACTTCCTCTTCATGTTGTTTTTGCTCCTGCGGCGCACCTTTCGGATCACCGCGCCGCTTTCCGTCAAATACGTATGAAATCCCAAGAAATCAACGCCGTTCTTCAATGGGTAAATGTTTGTTTTCGCATTCAGCGAAAGCCCGCGCGCCTGCACGAACGCTTCAATCCGCTTCCGGCACTCCTGCAAATATGCTTTGTCATGATGGATCAAAAAGAAGTCGTCCATGTATCGCCCGTAAAATTTGATACCCAGCTTTTCTTTTACGAAGTGATCCAGCCCGTCAAGGTAGAGAAGGGCGAAAAGCTGTGAAGTTTGATTTCCGATCGGTATTCCGACGTTGCCTTCTGTGCTGTCGATGATAAGATCGACAAGCCACAAAACGTCCGGATCGGTTATCTTCTCGCGGATTAAGGTTTTCAAAACGTCGTGCCGGATCGAATAGAAATACTTTGAAATATCGCCTTTCAGTATCCAGCC